TCCTCGCGGCGACATCAGAAAAAAACGCGCCGAGTCTTTCCGCCGCGCCACCGATTGTGACGCCGACACATGAGACGCTCGTTCTCGATCGTGGTGGGTCCCCCATGGACGTGAGGGACGATGTGATCCGCCTCGAGAGGACCATGACACCCACCGAGGTGGGCCCAGGCACACCCTCCACCCCTAGCCAGGAGCTCGGCTCTGACCAGGCGTTGCTTGTGGCTGGAATACCTACGTCGCGGGCTGTACCGAGGGCGCCGTACCTGCCTCACGCCGCCGGCACCGCCGCATCGATCACGATCTCGTTGTAGCTCGAGCCTGGGAACGTCTGGATCGCCCCTCCTGAGAAGGTCACCTTGGTCTCGACGAAGTAGGCGCCGGGAGCCGCCGTCTGCAGGGCGGTGGGGGTGAATGAGATCTGCCCTTGCCCAGCATCGACGATGGTGGCTGCGCTCGAGAAGGCGAAGACCCCGGTCGGTGAGTGCATGACCTTGCACAGGACCGCTGATGCGCCGGTGATGTCGGCGTTCAGGTCCAGCGTCATCGGGATGGAGTCGCCTGCCTTGATCCTCAAGTCGCCGCTCCTACCGTCGTGGTGTCCTGGGCTAGGGCTTCGGTGAAGGTGTCCTGACCAGCACCGATGGACGTCGTATCGACCGACTCGGCGTAGGGGACAGGCACGCCGAGTGCTTCCGTTGTGACCGTACCGATGGGCAGGGTGGGCGTGACGGTGACCGCGACACCCAGGATCTTGGAGACTCCGACCGCACCGATCGGTAGCGTTGGTGTTGCGGTGAGCGTAACTCCGGTGATGCTTCGGGTGACCGTGCCTGTGGGCAGGGTCGGAGTGACGGTGATGACCACGCCGCGAACGGAGTGATCGAGCGTCCCTGTGGGCAGAGTTGGGGTCGCCTGGAGGACGACTCCGGTGATGGTGTGCCTGAGGCTTCCTACCGGTAGGGTGGGTGTGATCTCGAGGACGACGCCGGTGACGGTCTGAGTACCGGGGACCGTGACCTGTCCAACGGGCAGGGTCGGTGTTGCGGTGAGAGCGACCCCGGTGATGCTGTGTTGAAGGCTTCCGGTGGGAAGTGTAGGCGTGACTGTGAGGACGACGCCGGTGATGCTGTGTTGAAGGGATCCGGTCGGCAGGGTTGGCGTTGCCGTTACGACAACGCCAGTCAGCGTATGGGTGAGCGTTCCTGCCGGGAGAGACGGTGTAACGGTAAGGACGACGCCGGTGACGGTCTGAGGACCCGGGACCGTGACCTGTCCGCCGGAAGGCAGACTCGGGGTGACCGTCAGGACCGTGCCCGTGATGGTGTGGACGAGCGATCCGGTCGGCAAGGACGGCGTGGCTGATAGGACCGTGCCGGTGATCGTGTGCTGCAGGGAACCCGTGGGCAGGCTGGGTGTTGCGGTTACGACAACGCCGGTGATCGAGTGGTTGAGTGTCCCTGTTGGCAGGGTTGGGGTTACGGTGAGGACCGTCCCGGTAAGGGTATGGCTCAGGCTCCCAGTAGGGAGCGTAGGTGTGACCTCGAGGGCAACACCGGTGACCGTCTGTCCTGCGGCTTCGCCCGTTAGCCAGAACCAGATCAGCGGACCCTGAGCCGCGGCGCCGCTCGGTATGGTTACGTCGCCTGCTGGCAGCGAGGGTGAGACGGTAACAACGGTGCCTGTCAGGGTGTGGTTCAGGAGCCCCGTGGGGAGCGACGGGGTGACGGTGATCGTGTCGGCGTCTTCGCCGGTAACGGTCTGAGGACCCGCCGGGTGCAGCGTGATGGTCTGGGAACGCCAGGAGGCGTTCTCGCTGACCGTGAAGGTGCCAGGGTTCTCGGCGGATGCAGTGAGCTGCCGGGCGGCGGACGCGATCATCCCGCCGAGGTTGGTGCCTACGACGCCGCAGGTCTTCTCGCTCTGGGAATGGGTGTAGTTGGTCGGGAAGGCCGTGCAGTACGTACCGTCGTCTGCCTGCTCACCCGCCGACCCACAGAGCGCGATGACCAGGTAGTCCTTCGACCCACCCGTCATCACCGCCGCCGGGGGATCCGGCGTGGTGGAGGAGCCGGTTGCGGTAGATCCGATCTCCGGCGCCTGCGTGGCCGGGTTCTCGGCGCCTGAGATACGGTAGGAGACGGTCGGGAAACGGGTACCTGATGACGTGGTCAGCGTGCAGGTCGCAGGCTCGGTGCCGTCCATCCGCTTGTAAGCGACGTACAGCCCGATGGCGTTGTTCTCGTCCAGGAGCTCGGTGAGGCCGACGCCATCAGTGTCGGTGACGGTCGCCGCCGTCGAACCCTTCGATCCGATGATGAGCAGCAGCTGCCCTGCCGTCGCCGTGACTAGCGTGACGGTGTGACTAGTTGCTGCTGTCGTCGGGTTCGCGCTTGTGACCGCTTCTTGTACGACCGGAGAGGCCATAAGTTAGCCCCTCCTTCTGCTAGATACGGATGATCCCCGTCGCCGGCCAGACCACGGTCACATCCGTACCCGAAGGCGTGAGGGGCAGGCCCGTGTAGTCGTCGTGATTGGAGATCAGCGGGCTCGTGGTGTTCGTGCCGGAGTCCTTCCACAGCTCGAGGCTTTCCACAGATGTCGAGCCGGTCAGGGCCTCGCCACCGGTGAACACCTCATCGGTCGCGTCCAGGATCAGGACGTTCGAGGTGACCGAGTTCGTCTTGCCCGCTAGGTTGGGCGACGCGGCGAACGTCGGGTTGAACCCCGTCCGGTCGGCGGCGTCCACGTCGGCGGCCTGGTCGATGGTGTCCGTACCCTCGTCCACGAACCAGCAGCCGATCGCGTCGGCGTCCCAGTCGATGAGCGAGTGCGTCGCGTTCCCGCCGAGGCACTTCCGGTACTCGTCGAACAGGATCCCTGCCATCACTTCCTCCTTATCACGAACGTCGTCGCTTTCTTCATCCGCTCGGCGGTGGCCTTGCGGTCGAGCTGCTCCCGGATCGCCTCCACGAGCGGCTGGAAGGGCTTGCGCATACGGACGACCGCATCGGTGGTCGGGACCTCCGGCACGTAATGCCCTTGCCCGTTCGCCAGGATGATCTGCTGTTGAGGTTGCTCAAGGGCTCCGATGGTCTGGGGTGGGGCATTACGCCCCGGCACTACTTGCAGGCCGGCCATCGTCGGGACGGTTCGCAGCAGTTCCAGGATGCCGTCGGACACGAAGGTGTCGCCGTTCTCATCCAGTCGAAGGTGGATCGTCTTGTATCTGTGGACCACGGGGTTATCGGGCTGGGAGCAGGCATTGCATGAGCGGGTGTGCTCGGCCGGCATCGGCTTGGACACGAGCTCCACCGCGTAGGTGATGCGTGATCCTGAGGAAGACTTCAGCAACGGGTGATGAAGGCGAACACTCGCACTCGCCATCATGGGCTCGCGATCGTCGTGAAGCCGGTCAGGGGGAGGTACGGGGAGGTGGCCTGGGCCGGGGTCGCGGTGGTCGGCAGCCCCGAGGCGTTCGTCTCAACGTAGGTGTTCAGTTGCCGCCCCGTGACGCTAGAGGACGTGGAACGAAGGACCGTCGCCGTGTTCCCGTTGCACCACAGCGCGAGCCAGTATTTGCCGGGGTAAATCGGCGTGTCGGCGATGTTGTCGAACTGACAGACGCTCGCACCGGCCGAGAGCGTCGAGGTGCCGAGAACGACCGCCGTGCCCGGCCCATCGGTCCCGTCGTCGTTGTCGTTGTAGATGCCCGCTTGCAGGTCGTTCGTCCCGACCGTCGAACCGTTCGCCCAGAACAGCCGATAGGCCACGCAGGCGACGGGGATGACGACCGGGGCGTAATAGATCCTGTTCGTGAGCCCCCAGGTCGCACTCGCGGGCAGCGAGGCCCCGAAGGTCCTGAACTCGTACCCATACCCGACGTTCGTGAGCCAACTGACGAATGGTGGAACGCTCCCCGAGATCTGCGCTTGGGAATAGGCCATCAGGATGCCACCGAGTACGCGAATAGGCCGATAGCAGGAACGAACGCTCGCGTAGTCCGAGACAGAGTGGCCGTAGCCGGGAGACCCGTGCCTGCGCCGTCGGCGTTGTGCGCCGAGGTCATCTCGCAGATACCGAAGGCTTCGCAGATACCGGCGACAGGAACCGTCCCGCTGTAGTTGTTCGTGCTGTCCGCCGACATCGCCATGTAGTACCAGCCAGGATCGAGAGTCAGGTCGGTCCAGTCCACCCGGTTCCACGCCGATGCGGTGCGTGCCTGCTCGTCGGTGTCCTGGATGAGCGTCCCACTCATGGTGTAGACCCCGATGGCGAAGTTGCCGCCAGCGGTGGCTCCGGTGCCTGTGGCCACCTCGTAGATAACAACCCGTTGCGGTAGGAAGAACGGGACGAACAGGGCGACATCCGCGAGCGGCCAAGCCGCAGAGGCTGCCTGTCCGTTCCCGAGGGCGTGGGTGTGCTGCAAGATGCTGAACGGGCTGATGCAGTATCCGGTCAGACCCCGCATCAGGGGTTGCGCGGGCGTATACATCAGTCGGTCTGGGTCAAGTCGAAGTTCCGGGCTACGTCGTCGTTCCAGGCGGGCTGCGTCAGACCCGCGTCGATGAACGGCTGCCAGGTGAGCGCACGTTGCTGGACCGCCGCGAGCAGGTTCGTCTGCCCCGCGGTGAACTGGCTGATGAATTTGAGCGTACGGCCGGTAAGCGCGGAGTCCTCCCCGAAGCACTTGAGAAACGCCTCTGCGACTTGCATGCGTTCGGCCTGGGTCAGCGGCATCAGCTCGTCACCGTGAAGTAGTGGACCTTGGCGTCGCCCGACGCCGTGTACGCCGCCGAGGTGATCGCCGTGACCGCCGAGGTCGTCCACAGGGTCAACGAGTCGCCGGGGTTCAGCCTCGAGTTGGAGGTCGTCGCCGTGCCACCGGCGGGGTCCACGAAGATCGGCACGGTCTGGTAGTTGATGATCGTGATGGACAGGCGCGTATCGTCGGCAGCCTTGATCGTCGTGGAGGAGTTGGAGACGGTCACCTGGGCCGAGGCACCGCCGGTGCCACCCGTTGCGATGACGCGCTGAAGCTGCACCGTCGTAGCGGCGATGGTCCTCTCATCGGAGGCGATGTTGGTCCCTGAGCCAGCAGTCACCGGCACGTTATCGGCCAACGCTCACCTCCCCCGGATATGCCGAAGCCGCCCCGAGAGGCGGCTCCATGCCCGGAGACAAAACGGCCACCGGGTTGGCTCGGATTGAATCACACCGATGTGATTCAGTCAACGCCGCTGGGTCGCCGCTTGCCGCTTCTCCTGGGCCCTGATCCACTCCTGGGGGTCGGTGCGTAGGTTGGCGTTGGCGAGCGTGATCGAGGCGTCCTCGAGCAGCGCCAGGGCCTCCGCGGCGTACTCGGCAGCTTGGCCTGCCGCACGCCGGAGCTCGGCCCGCATCGGGGAATGCGCCGCTGATTCGGTCGGGCGGACGTCGGAGAATCCTCTTCCGAGGGTCGGGGGTTCACCATCTCGGGGAGCCCAGACCCCGCCATCGACGGCGTCGGACCAGGCTTCGCGAAGCTCCGGCAGCAACTCGAGGATACTGGTGATGTTCTTCTCCCACCGCCGGCGGCTGAGTCGGTCGGGGGGGTCCCAGCGGACCCGAGCGTCTGACCCGATCGTCTGGCTCATCTCACCTCCTCGGTCTGTTGAGAGCCGGGATGCCATACCCATACACCTTCGACACCGTTGCGAATCGCGCTCATCCGGTCTACCGGCTCCTCGGTCTGTTGGGAGAGGGCTTGGCGGGCGATGTCTGGGGCGTTCAATACATCCACGCAGTGCGGTGGCATGAGGTTCAATGTCGCGTGGGAAATCGTCTCCAACGCCGCCCGCAGCGCTCCGACTTGACCCTGAAGGTCTAGCGCTCCATTGCGCCACAGGTCTCGGTCCTCCCGCAGCCGCTCGACTTCTGCGTCTGCCGAGTACGTGGCGGCCCAGGCATCTTTCAACTCGTGCCGCAGCCGCTCGACCTCGGTACTCACCTACACCCCTCCCACGCCGACCAACCACCCTGCGCCATCCGCGCCGTGACCACGAGCTGACTTCTGCTGTTGGTCCACCTCGTCCACGGTCCTATCCTCCAGCCTTCTGGCATCAGCGAGGACACGCGGTCCGGCCAGTACGCCGCCGAGTGCTGCGCCAGGCCGAGGTAGTTGCCGGCGTTGTTCGCCAGGCGCCACCAGTGGCTCTCGCACTCGATCACCGAGGAAAAGGTCTCCCATCCTCCGGGGACGGGCCAGCGTTCCAGGACGCAGAGCGCCGTGCGGTGTTCCTCCCTGGCGGTCCAGGTTCCCGGATCGAGGTTCTGGTATCGACACGTCCGTTCTCTCCAGTCATCATCACGTTGCCTGCTGCTAGCGGGTGGCCCGGCCGCCGCGATCCCTACCACGAGAACGGCGGTTAGGGCCGTCATAAGTGCTCGTCTCAAGTCACACCTCCGTCGGTTGGAGCTCCGCACCATGAGCGGAGTCAAGGGACGGTTTGGTCTGTGACGATCACCTCCTAGATGCCTTCGTCTTGTTCGAGCGCAAGCGGAGAGCGTCGTAGACCTCCGCGCCGAGCTCGCCCCCGATCCACTCGTGAAACTCCAGCGGGTTCGCGTGAGCCCATCGGTGGCAGCCAACGCAGAGACTCAGTCCACAGGCAAGGTCGTGCCGTGTGGACTTCCGAGAGCGGGTGAAGATGTGATGCGCGTTCAGTCCGCGTGAACCGACCGGATACATCGTGAAACACCGCCGGCAGGCCCAGTTATCGCGGGTCTTCACCTGGAGAGACCAGTCGCGGTCGGCAGCGGTGAGCTTCACGCCTTATCCCCGCTGGGGGGGTACTCACGGTGGTCCCGCCAATCAACCTCTACCCGCACCGCTAGCTGACGAAAGGGCGAGAGAGGGCGGCTCCGCCGCGCGATCCGTCTGCTACTCATCTCGTCCGCTCCGTCTCTTGGGCATCATCGGCCCACCTAATAGAGGGTGGTTTCCAACGCTTGACGCTTCGACGAGCCGCTACACCGCGAGGGTGCCTCGACACGGCTACTGTCGCTCGCTTCCCCGTCAAGCTATGTCGTACTGCTCCCGTTCCTCTGGCGTTGCCTGTCGCGTCGTGACCTTTCCCGATCGGCTCGCCCAGCGTTTCTCCTGGCGCTTCTTCCACTTGCGGCGAGCTGCCCGCTGTTCCTTGGTGGAACGCTTGACCAGGTGCATCGAGCCACCGATCGAGCCCTTACTCATGGCGGTGAATCTCCGTTCCTGTTGCTGCTGACCTCTGTAGCGTCGATGCCGCCGAGCAGCGCGTACATGCGCTGGAAGGCCATCTCGAAGATCTCCCACTCGTTGCCCGCCGACCAGACCGCCGCCGCTTGAAGAGCGATGGCCCTGCCTTCGGGGAGCGATGGAGCGTGGCCGTTCCCATTCCCGTTCAGTGAGATCGGAGCGAGCGCCAAGAGCTTCCACTTCTGGTTGCCCGCTTTGCTGAGGCCGGCGTCTTCGACGACCAGCTCGCGGGGGATGCCGATGGATTCGCGAAGCTGCCCCTGGACCTGCTCGGCCTTGTCGCGGTCCTTCTTCGTGATCTTGATCATCTCTTTGCCTGCGAAGGCCACCACCGAATACATGAAGTCGCCGTACTGGGACTTCCACTCGTCGATCTCGTCGACGACGTCGGTGATGATGAACTGGGTCATATGGGCCTCCTGGCGATCGCTTCACGAGCCAGCGCCTGCCAGCGATCGAGCTCGGCGTGGTTGGGGAGGTCACGTAGACAGGTGGGACAGGTATCGAGCCCGCGGCGCCGCAACCCGCGCAGAGCATCGACCAGCGAGTGCGGAAGACCCTTGGGAGGTTCGAACAGATGCCGTGCTGCCCCCCATGTTGCTGCCTCAGCGAAACCGGGGAGTGCTTCCTGACGGGCCTGCCTGTTCAGGTCGATCAGGGCGAGACACTTCGCTTCCAAGCTCTGGTCCGAGTCGGCGATCTCTCTGGCTTCGACCTGGTACTTGCCTAGGATCTCGAGCATCTCGTCGACCTCAGTAGTCACGCCGCGTCCCCCTGTCCCCAACTCGCCAGCTTGGCTTCCTCCTTGAACGCTGAAGCAACGCTCTGAAGGCCGGAGAGGATCGCCATGCTGGCGCGCAGGGCCTCCCAGGCTGAGTCCTTCAGCGTTGCCGCCATCTCGGCGCGGAACCACTCATCCCGCGTCTTGAGGAACAGCTCGTCCTCGCGGTCGGCGACCAACTTGGCGCGGAGTTCGGGGCGCCGCTTCGCTCGAGCCTCCCGGTAAGCGACCTTGGCCTCGACGGCCTCCGAGTTCCGCCGACGGAGCTCGTCAAGGGCTATGCGGATGGCTTCGGCAGCGCCGATCATCTTCGCGTTGATCTGAGCAAGGCTTAGGTCGTGGGCGACGTCGCTCATTCCGGTGTCCCCAAGTCTTCGACGGTGCCCTCCACGATCGAGACCCACGGGGCGCCGCAGAACTTGCAGCGTTCGGTGCCGGCCTTGATCACCTTGGCTGGGGAGCCGTTCTTGTAGCGGTGCGAACAGGTGGTGCCCGAGGCCGGAGGAGGCTTAGTGGCTTCCGAGGAGACGGGAGCACTCTCCTCCGGCTCGGGCAGACGCGGCTCCCCGCTAGGGGTTTGTGCCGCGACATCGGCGGCGCTGGGGGGGGTCGATCGAGGGAGTGAGGTCCCTTCTGCGGCCCCCCCAGACGCCGTCTCCGCGCCGCCCTTCCCCGAAGCGGACACGGAAGCCATCTCTTCACGCGATGGACGCTGGCCCTTCGGCGCGTAGCCCAGGTTCGCCAGGGCTCGCCCGATCGCGGAGGTCTCGCAGTTCTCCAGGGCCGAGGTCGCGTTGACGCCGCGTTCGGTCTGGACTTCGTGGGCGTAGCCGGTCGCCGATGGTGGGGTGAGTGCCTCGTCCCGCCAGACGGACGCCTTGACGATGAAGCCCTCGCCCGCCGTCCCGACGTGGACCAACTCCGTCTCGATCCGCCCGCCGTGATGCTCCGACCAGAACGCTCGCAGGCGATCTTCGACAGGCTCGTACTTGGTCAGATCAAAGGGCACGCCGAGCCTCCTGCCCCTCGATTCGGTCGAGCTCGAAGTCCGCCGTGCAGTCGGCGTGGGCAACGCCGTAGCGGTCGTCCCGCGTCTCGTTGGGCAAGATGCGGTCGCCGCAGTGAACGCAGTAGATGGGGTTGCTCATGGCTCGTAGAGGGGGCAGGTGGTCATGTGGGTGTGCGGCGCGAGGGTTACCGGGCAGGTGCAGCCTTCTTCGCGTGCCCCGCGGCGGTAGTCGATGCGCTGCTGAGACTCTTGGTACGCGCGGCGTTGGGACAGGTGGGCCTTGGAGCACCATCCCCAGTGACCTTTCCACGGCTCGCGGTGGCACTCCGAACAGGCGGGATGACGTTGGCGCCAGCGGGCCATCTCGGCGTCGGTGAACTCGCTCACGGCTTCCTCGTCCCGCAGAAGCACTTGCTCTCCGGCTCCTTGTCCTCGATCGCCGGGTGACCTAGGACGACGCAGCCGAAGGTCACCGCCATCGCGGAGGCGCCGTAGTAAGGACCGCGCAGGACGCCGAGCAGGGCGATCTCCAGGTCGGAGATGCGGCGGTGCAGCATCTCCACGCGAGCCTCATAGCCGTCGGCTTCGATCTCGGCGGGGGACCTCACTCGAAGTCTCCGCGCCGCTCGTGGTCGTACAGCGGCTGCTTCTCGTAGACGGTGAAGTGGTGGTCGGACTCGGCGCGGAGGCGTTCGCGTTCTCTCCAGGCGCGGAACATCTCGGCTTCGCGCTCGTCCAGGTGGTAGGAGGCGCGGATGTAGAGCCACGCCGCGAGGACGACTCCGACCGCGACCAGGATGTAGCCGATCATCGGCGTCCCTCGTGGTTGAACAGGTCGACGAGCGCCTCGGCGCGGGGATCCTCGTACTGCCAGGAGATATCGCGGATGAGCCGCTCGATGAGTTGGGCCTCGAGCTCGCGGGCGTCGCCGAACTCGCCGGCGGTCCACAGGTGCTTGATCGACTCGGTCAGCTTCCAATACTCGGCGGCTTCGTAGATGTATTCCTCGGCGGGCTTGAGCTTCGCCTTGGTCACGCCGCCTCCAGCAGGGCTCGACGCAGCGCCCGGACGATCTGGGTGGGCTCCATGCCCTTCAGGTCAGGAGCGAGCGCAGCAAAGGTCGAGGACAGGGCCTGGTAGCACGTCCAGCATCGGCGGTGCTCGATGAGCGGGTCGTGGTCGGGGGAGTGGGTCATGACGCTTCCTCCTCGAGGGCGAGATGCGTCATGACGGCGGTACGGGAGATGTCCAGCAGGCGAGCGATCTCCGAGGGGTTCAAGCCCTTGGCCGAGTAGTCCTTCACCTTCTGCCGGAGGCGCTCGGTGGCGCGCTCGTTCTCGACGGCGGCGTCCATGAGGTGCATGTGGACGGCCTGCCTTGAGATGCCGCAGAGACGTGCGATCTCGGACTGCGTGAAGCCCTGAGCCTTGTATCGCAAGACCATCTGTCGGGTCTGGCCGCGTCCACGTTTGGCTCCGAGCTTCGCCATGGGTCGGTAGCGTAGTACCGGGGGTATGTGGTCGTCAAGACCTTACCGAGACGGAAGTTGACATTCTTTTGGGTCGGTCGCATGATGTCCCCCCAACGTGGGAGGGCCAAGATGGGAAGGACCGCGCCGAAACCGTGGGAATGGATCGCCCAAGCGCGAACGAAGGCGGGGATATCCAAGAGCCGCATGGCGCGGCTGCTCGACATCCAGGACAGGGCCTACCGGCGCTGGGAGCAGGCCCCCGGCGTTCGGCCTGAAGTCATCCACCTCGAACGCTTCTGCACCGTCACCGGGTCCGACCTCAAGCGGGGGATCGAGATCGTCTACGGTGTGACCATTCCGGGATATCTCAACCGGCCCATCGACGTACTCGCCGGCGTCGCATGAATCCGCCATGTCGCCTACTGCGGCAGCAACCTTCAACCGGCCGATACCTGAGATGTGCGACACGTCTGGTGGATCTTGAGCATCGCCCTGCTCGAGATGACGCTGCTCGACCGGCTCCGATCGTGGACGGACTACCTCGAGGCGACGGACCACCGACCCAAGACGATCCGCGCCTACCGTTACTGGATCCTACGCTTTTCCGCCGACACCTTGATCGATCCGTGGGAGGCGACCGAGGACGACCTGGTCACCTACCTCGCCTCTCAGCCGAAGAACGGCTCGAGCCGGTCCTGCGTCCTTCGAGCGTTCAAGTCCTACTGGAGCTGGGCGGCGCCCAGAGCCGGAAGGGACCCGACCGAGCGGCTGCACATCCGCCGACCGTCTTCACCCAAGGCACCACACATCCCACCGGAGGTGTTCCGGGACATCTTGCGCGAGGCCTTCCACCGCGCGCCTCGAAGGGGATGGACACTGCTGCTGCTGTTCTCCACCGGGATCCGGATCGGCTCACTCGTCGCGCTGCGGGCCTCCGACGTGAACCTGGCCGATGGTGTCCTCTGGGTCAGAGAGGCCAAAGGTGGCCGTTCCTACGAGGTGCCGCTGGTCCGGCTATCTCTTTCGGCGGCTCGCTGGCTCGTTCAAGACGCAGCCGAACGAGAGACCCTGGTGGGCGTGGGACAGGAGCAGGTCCGCAACTGGCTCCGGGAGGCACGGCTTTCGGCCGGGGTGCCCGACCGAGTGTGGCCACACCTGCTGCGGCACTCGTTCGCGACCGAGCTGGCGCGGGTGACCGATCCGGAGACCTGGCGGGTGGCGATGAACCACGCCGACCTGTCGAACTTCCCGCGCTACGTCCACACCGACGCCGAGCGGATCCGGCAGGCCGTGGCCCGTATCAGGCTCTGAGAGGCCCTGTACCGCGTGGGGGGTATCGGACTACCCCCCCAGGCCCTACGGCCCTCCTGAGCCTTCTCAGAGGCCCTAGACGGCCATCTGTGAGAAGGGTAGAAGATGCATGAAGGAGGTTTGACCATGCTCAGCCAGTACACGCCGGACGACGAGTCCTCGGTCGGCCTGCTCATCGTCCTGATCGCGCTCTACTTCATCCCCACGATCGTGGCCGTCATCCGCAAGGTGCCGAGCACCGGGTCGGTCGTGGTGATCAACCTGTTCCTCGGGTGGAGCCTGATCGGATGGGTCGTGGCCCTCGCGATGGCGGTACGCACGGTCCCTCGTCCGGTACCTGGCCCGGTTCCGCCGCGTCGCGACGGCTTCCCACCGCCTCCATAAACGCCGGAAGGCCGCTGCCCCGAAGAAGGAGGCAGCGGCCAAGGGGCTCCGGCGGGCTAGACGTTCGGGCTCTTGGAGACCGTCCCGTCCGGGCCGGGATAGAGCTGGCCGGCTCGCTGGCGCTTAGCGACGTACCAGGTGACGCCGGCGGCGAGCCAGGACACCACCACCACGATCGCGGCGGCGGCGTTGGTCGAGACCTCCACGCCGAAGAACTCGTTGAGCAGGATCAGCAGAGCGCCAACGATGGAGCCGATTGCTCCGGTGAGCGCCTCCGACGGTCTCGAGGCGCCGATCACCTCTTGCCTCCGAAGGTCACGTTCACCCCGCCGTAGGTGTTGAACGCGATGGCGAGGACGAACCATTCGAGCGCTCCGAGGAGCACCTTCTCCTCGAGCACGGCGCCGACCAACCCAAGCGCGATGCAGACCAGCGCCAGCAGCGCGGTGATGGACATGAGACCTCCTAACAAAGGTTTCTCCTAGGTTTCTCCTAACAAGGTTCGGGTGGCTGAGGTGGGGGTGGGGTGCAGGCCGGGAACGGAACGGTCACAGTGACCGTCACCGTGGACGGGGGTAGCGTCGGAACTGGCGGGGTGGGGACCGGCTCGATCAGCTCCTCGGCAAGCTCAAGGGCGCCGTGGAACGAACCGGAGAGCCTCGAGACGGCGACGAGCGCCGAGCGAAAGGTCTCCTCACATCCCCGGGTACGGTCGCCCTCGTCGACGAAACACTGATCGCGGCCAGGACCGCCGTCGGCGAGCTCGCCCCCACGGCGGTCGATGATGAAGATGCGGTCTCTTCCCTTGTTGCCGAAGGCCCGGTCTACTCCTGCCCCGCCGACCAGGACGTCGGGTCCTCGCCCTCCCCGCAGGGAGTCGTTGCCCTTGCCGCCGTGGATGTAGTCGCGGCCGTTCTTGCCGCACATCACGTCTCTACCGTCGGTGCCGGCCATCACATCGGGCAGCGGCGTTCCGGTCTTGGTGCACGGCACGTCCTGAGCGCTTGAGAAGGACAGACCTCCGAGGACCAGAAGTCCGACGAGCGTGATGACGACCGCCGGTCTCACATGCACTCCTCGGGTAGAGATGGGACCTCGATCGTGTCGGGAAGGCCCAACGTCCGAGCGACGGACTCGAGTGCCTCAAGTTGCTGGATGTTCGCCTTGGCCGAGGTGCAGCCGATCTCGATCTGCGCGCGGTCGATCTGACGCTGGACGTAGGCGGGGACGAGCAGCACCAGCAGCACCAGTGCGAACAGCAGCGCCGGGACGGCGAGCTGCCTCAGCCCAGCAGGCGGAAGAGCGCGCCGAGGACGGTGGCTGATCCCACACCTGCCAAGATCGCGTAGAACTTCAGGTCGAGTGAACGGATGCGGTGGGTGTTCTCGATCACCTGCCGCACGATCGGCGGGGTCGGGGGCATGTCGGTCTGCAACTCCTCCACCACCTTGAACCGCTGATAGAAGATGGCCCAGGTGACCTCGTCGACCGGGCCGTTGGTCATATCGTGTAGCCGAACGAGTGGTGCCAGATCTCGTCGTCGGGACGGACCTGTTTCCATCCCTCCATCTTCAGACACGACCGGATGACGGCCTGGTTCGGCTGCGCCGTCGACACGTCCAGCGCAAGACCTCTGGTGTGGCCGGTGATCTCCGGGCGAGCGTATCTTGAACTGTCCGACCGATACAGCGCCGCCTGAGTTGAGCAGGTCCTGTTCGTCCCCGGCGTCATGACGATCGGACGGCCCTCGAGGTAGACCTTCCCGCCGACCCTTACCTTGGTCTTGTCGATCCGGGCCTTGGTCCAGCCCGAGCGTTTGGCGTAGCGCACCTGAGCCGCCAGTAGAGCCCTCATGGCCGGACGCTGGAGTTTCAGGATCAGCCCCTGGCCCTTGGGGCTCGCGTCGTAGACGACCATGTTCGGGTAGTCGTCGCGACATGGCCCGCCGTAGTAGACGAAGCCGTAGGGGGTTCGGCGCTTGGAGGGTGAGGGGGTCCATTCGCTCACGGGTAGTAGGCCTCCAACGAGTCGAGGTCGTGGGGATCGGGGACATCGGAGGAGCCGGCGTAACCGAGCGCCGAGAAATACATCACCGAGGTCTTCGAGTCCGAGCGGTGCGTCAGCCCCAAGGCATGTCCGATCTCGTGCGTCACCACGAGCCGCTTGAACGCCGGTGACAGGTTCCGCCAGAAGGCGTCTCCGAGGTAGAAGCCGGCGAACGAACCGGGGTCGGTATCCGGCATCCACGCCGCCACCCCGATGACCGAACCGCCGTAGAGCGCGTCCATCCGCAGGAGCCGGAGATACGGCTGCACGATCACACGCTCGAGCTCGGCGTCGGAGGTGTCCCCTGGATTCATCACCGGGTAGTCGGCTGGGTCGTCCTCGGTGACGTTGAACACGATCCCGGCCTCGGCCCAGGCGTAGACGGCACCGGTCCGGAGCGCTCGCCACTTGGCCTGGCGCTTGGGTTTCAGCGACGGGGCGACGGTGTCCAAAACCTCGATCTCGGGGTAGTCCGGCCAGGTCATAGGGATGCCGCCGGACCAGGGCGGCGCAGGGCCGTGCATCAGAGGTAGTACGCCGCCGCCAGAGCGCGTTCCTCGTCGTTCGGCCGAGCTCGCCCCATCATCACGCCGTCGCCTCCGTGTCCGAATCCGAGGGCATGACCCGTCTCGTGAGCGGTGACCGCGGCGATGGCCGAGCGCCCGCCCTCTTCCCACCAGGCCCGCCACGGCGTCAGCAGACAGATGCCGCCTGACATCTCCTCGATCCATCCCGCCGAGTCGCTCGGGATGGCGAAGTGCGCTCGGACGATGGCGATGGATCCGGGGATGATGAGCGGGTTCACGCTGTTGGCCGCGATCGTCTCGTCGTCGACGATGAAGGGCTGATCGGCTTCCGGGCGATAGCCGACTTCGAAGGAAAGCCCCCACCTGGATAGGGCGATCGTCAGGGCTTCTCGCCAACGTTTGCGGCGCTCACCTATGAATGTGCTCCGAACACCGTCTACGACTCGGATCGGCACGGTGTAGGTGGGACTTCCGAAGTCACCTCCGGGAGACCACGGATAACTCACGCCAGCTTGACTCCCCACAGCGTGGAGTTCGCTTTCATCGTGGTCGTGCCGGTGCTACTCGGCGCCCACTCCAGCGTGACGTTCCCGCCCGTACCACCCTGGTCGTACACGCCCTCGATCAAGATGTGGTTCTGGCCCGTCGTGAAGATGTCGTAGTCCTCCGAAGAAGTGGGGCTGGTGGTCCCGAGCCATTTCTTGTAGTCGAACGTGCCGCCGATATCGATACCGGCGCCTGAGAAGGCGATCTCTCCGCCGGAGGGGAAGGTGAAGCGAACCACGAGGTCGGCGGTGGACGCCGAACCTGTCACCAGCAAGGACCACCTCATATGCCAAATCTCGTTCGCGGGGACGTTGAACAACAGAGAGTCGTCGGCCTGGAGGGTGGTGGTAGCCACCGCCTCATCGGAGGACTTGCGCACCAGCAGGTGATGGCTGAGCGCGTTCAGGTTGTCGCGGATGTGCGTGTTGAAGTTCGCCGCCGTCAGGGTTTCCCCGGCAGACCATGTGCGAGGATTCGTCCAGGCCAAAGCAGACCTCCGAAGGTCGAAGAGACAGAGTCAGGCGAGGATCGCGGTCGAGTCCAGAAGGCCGTAGGTCGCGTCGTCTAAGATGCCGGCCTGAACCACTAGACCTGGGGCCACCGCGAGCGTTACGGTCCAGGTCCCATCCCGACCGATCTCATGGGAGATGCCCTCGATGGAGGACGTCTGCTCGGTGTCGGTGCGAGACTCCACCACCACGACGATGTCCGTGAGGTCCCTGGTGAGCACACGGTCCCAGAAGTCATGTTGCATCGCGTTGTCGACGATGGACTCGAGACGCAAGACGGGGTTGGCGTAGCGTTGGACCTGGGTCTCCGCTCGCGTGAGCACGGCGCCGTCGCTCGAGAGCTGGATGTCCAGGTCCGATGAGGAGCGGATGCCGAAATCCGCCTGCGACTGGAGGTCGACCGCGGTCTGTTCGGCCCCTCCCATCCGGGTCATGTGGACGTCGTTCAGGATCAGGTCGTCGTTGCAGACGATCGAGATGTCCCGGTAACTCATCCCCGACCCGTCATCGGCCCAGCGTCTCGTCGAGAGGTCCGGGTTGACCTCCACATCCTCGCGGAAGACCGCCTTGCCGTCCTTGCCGATGAAGAACCTCCCGCCCTCGGCGTGGGCGATCTCCTGGATGTGCTCAAGGGCCGGGTCGTTGTCCAGCGTCACCGCGGGAACCGTTGCCACACCGACGTCGATGTCCCGCTCGGTCTCGGGCCACATCACGGCGTCCAGGATGGCGTCGATCCGTGCTCCTGAACCTTGCTCGGCGAACTCGCCGGAGACGAAGGCACGGGCGAGCATCGTGAACCCATCGACGAGGGAAACCGTGACCTCGGTGTCGAGGTCACCAGGGAAGACGACCGGCCAGGACTCCACGAAGCCGGTGAAGACGGGGTAATCGACAGCAGACCAGGTCCCCGTGATCCGCATCCGGCGCATCGGCAGGATGTTCGGGTAGTACGCCCCGGAGACATAGAACGGGGTGAAGCGTCCGTCCCGGTTGTCCAGGATAACGGTCGCCGTGCCGGCCTCGATCCGCTCGAGCTCGCGCTGAGCCCCTCGTCCCGTGGACGCTCCTCGGACGAACTCCGTGATGTCCGTCTCGAAATCGGCCACCAGCGGACCGAGGACCGCCGAGTCGAGCTGAGCGTTCTCGTCGTTGTCGAGCTGGGCTCCCTGGGTGAGGCTGCCGGTCTCGAACTCAACGAGCAGCGTCGGCGTGGTCATATGCCGGAGGTAACGTTGCGGTTCTGAAGCTTGCGGAGCTCGTCGCGTGTGATCCGGGCGAAGGTCTGACCATTGACCTGCAGGACGATGTCGCCGTTGATCCCGCCGCCGAACCCCATCTCGTTGTTCACACCGGAGAACACCTCACCCTTGTGGACCATCGCCAGGCCGGTCTTGTGGACGACGCCGCCGTGCTGGAACCTCGGCCTGGGTCCTTCTCCCGGAGGCGGGGCTCCCTGGAACACGGCGCTGTAGGTGGTGGTGACGTGCTCTGGCACTCGGTTGATCTGGGTGATGTATTCCTTGATGCGAGCGATTAGGTCGTCGACCTGGCCCCTAGAGATGCCGAGCTCGCGGCCCATGTCCCGGAGCTTGCCGATGATGTCACCCTGCTTCTGGCCGGCGTCTGCCAGCTCCTTGCCGTAGTTGAAGACCGCTTCCTCGAGGCTGATCTGAGCGGTGAGCGCATCCAGGACGGCTTCCTCGTAAGCCTTGGTGTCGGTCTTGCCTTCGCGCTCCAGGCGGTTGAGTTCGCGCTGGGCTTCGGATAGGTCGCGTGACGCCAGCTCGATCGCCAGGAATGAGTCGGTGGCCGCGAGGATGACCAGGTTCTGCTCGCGCTGGGCTTCGGTCAGACGCTCGGTGGCGCGGGTGAGGTCGTCGGTCGCTCCAGTCGTGTCCTCGGTAGAACCACGAAGGTCTGGGAGCGTTCCACGAGCTCGGCGTTCCTCGGCCACTGTCAGCGCGGCGATCTTGGTCTGGAGTTCCTCGTCGATCGTGATGACGTCACCAGAGGCATCGGACAGGGCCTGGAGGGCTTCCTGGAGTTGAACGGCCGTGATGGTGCCGTTCTGCCACTCGGTGACCAGGACCTTGGTCTGTGCCGCGACCTCCTCCAGGCTGGGGCCGGTTAGGTTCAGGAACCCACCGATCTGCTCCAGGCCCTTGAGGAAGTCGGTGAGCGTCTCGACGGCGAACGAACCGACGGTCTCCTGGAGATCCTCGAACGTGTTCTTGAGTTCCTGGAGTTTCCCGGCGAACGTGTCGCCGGCTGCCTCGGCGGCACCGCCGAACTCCTTGGTCAGCTCGCGGAGGATCACCTTCTGGGCGCCCATCAGGTCGCCGGATTCGACCAGGGATTGGATCGTCTCGCGCTGGGACTCGTTGAAGGACACACCAACTCGCCGCAGCGCGGTCATGCCGGTGATCGGGTCGTTCAGCGCCTTGCCGAGCGCGAGCGTTGCCGACTTGAGTTCCTCGGAGGAGGGGATGGCTCCCTGGTTGAGCGCCGTCGCCATGTCCAGGATCGCGCCCTGGGCCTGGTTGAAGATGTCGTTGCCCTTGCCCACCTCGTTGCGGACCTCGCGGAACGTCAACAGCAGGTTCGATGACGCCTGGATCGCCTCGTCGTCGATCGAGGTGAGCTCGCGGAGACGTGAGGCGAGGTTGGTGATGTCCTCAGCCGTGAGATTCGCGGCGCCGCCCGTCGACTTCAGGACGGCCTCGGTTTGCGCCATGACCTGTTCCTGCTCGGAGAACGCCTTGATGGAGGAGACGGCGAACCCCACGATGGCGGCGCCGGCGGCCAACATCGCCGTCTGAGCGACAGCACCGAACCTGGAGATGCCGGTCTGCGACTGGGTCAGGCTCGCGTTCAACGGAGTGGTGTTGCCTATGACGTCTACGACGAGTGTGGCGATGGTTGCGATGCGGCAGCCTCCAGTGCCATGCCGAGCATGGCTGCGGACTGTTCCTCGGACGGGGGCTTACCGTCCCAGGTGAACAGGAAGTCGCGGAACCGGGCCGGACGGCCCTCGATCTTGGTGCCGTGGCTCGCGGCGGTGACGTAGGCGACGAGGGCTGCGGCGGCGTCGATCCGTTCGCCGAGAAGCAGGGGGCCTTCGACGCGTTCGAACGCCGCCCACTCCATCAGTTGCTGGTGGGTTATCTGACGCTCGAGGTCGGAGGGCAGGACGCCCAGCGCGAGGGCTACTCGGAAGAGCTGCCGTCTAGCTGGGCTGGCTCGAAAACCGCCGCCAGTTCCTCCACGTCCTGGTCGGCCACACCGCACAGCCTGCGGGCGACGTCGTAGAGCTTGGCGACGATCCCAGCGTCCAGGGAGGACACCTCGGCCTCGGTGAACGATGAGCCGTCCTCGTCGGTGAGGCATTGCGCCACCAGGCGGGAGCGGAACGTGCCGTCGATCGGCTTGGGCTTCAGGGTGCCGTCCGCGCTCTGATCGAACAGGCTGCGCTCGTAGGTGCCGTACTCCCCCGCCGACAGACCGCGCATGAGCACCTTCCCGCCGGCGACCTCGACGGCCTCCTCGGTCGGCGCAAGCTCGAGGATCTCCTTCTTGCTGAGCACATCGCCTCCTTAGGACGGGGTGACTGCTGTGACGCCGGGGGTGACGATCCGCAGCACGGCGTGAGACTCCATCCCGGCGTCGTCGGTGGCCTCGACCTCCCAGCTCGTCACCACCGAGGGGAACCGGTACGCCGTGGCCCATGATGGGTGCTGGAGCTCGTAGTACCGCACCGGAGGGGTCGTGGCGTCGTAGTCGGCCTTGACGTTGGAGTGCGTGGTCACCGTCGGATCGTGAAGCAGCGTCAGGGTGACCTGAAGGCCCTCGAACCGGCCCGGTAGGAAGTCCGACCAGGTGTCCCCGTGAGCCGAGACGTCGATCTCGCCGCGGTTCGACCCTACGGCGGTGATCGTCAAGAGCTGCGTGACGGTGTTGTAGGTCCCCGTTGCCACGCCGGTCGCGGCGTTCTGCTTCAGGAACCCGGCGAAGCCGGCGTACTTGGTCATGTGCCCTCCTCCACCTTCTGGAACGTGATGATCACTTCATCGGGTTCGGTCCCGTCCTCGACCTTGACGCGGACCGGGTCGCCGTATTCCCTGAGTTGCTCGAGCAGGTCGTCTGAAACCCGAACCCATCGCCAGCCGCTCGGCTCGATGCCTTCGGGCTTCTTGGGCTTGGTAGGCATCAGGCCACGTAGACCGCGGCGGTAACCGAGGTCGTGAACGAATGGGTCACGGTGACGTTGCCCGTGCCGGTGTTCACGAACCGCCGGATGGGGTTGAGACGGATGAACCGCGACTGCGCGTTGGTCACCGAGACCGTGATGTCCGGGTTGTATGCCGTGGATCCCGGAGCGTTCGTGGTCGAATTCGGGTCATCCACGGCGCAGGAGTCCGGGGAACCCCCGCCGTTGACGACGTGCAGGATGAACGCCTTGTCGTAGTCCGCCGCCGCCGGCGCGAACGTGTCCGTGGCGCTTACCGCCGTCATGGTGGGGTTCAGCCCCGCCTCCGTGATCGACTGAACCGTGTAGACAGCCATCTACCCTCCTATCCGATCGCGGCCTTGTAGACCGCTGCCATCGCCGCTATCACTCCTGGAGTGGCGGCGGCTGCTGCTTCGCTCATGTACCGCTGGGCGGCCATGAACCGGGTGCCGTATTCGGGGAACCTCGCGTAGTCCACCGTCGGACCGACCTGACAATCATCGCCGTCGAGCTGGACCGTGATCGAGCTCGCCAGAGCGCCGGTAGCCCTCGGTGCGGTGGCCTGTGCCGCTCGCTGTACTACGACCCCGCCGGCTCGCGCCGCGATCGGGGTGGCAACCTTGGCCCGGACCTTCTGAGCCTCGAACGCCGCTATCGCCTGGGGGACGCCGTGAACGGTTATCGGACCGGACCCCGCAGGAACGGCCGGAGGGCTTCGCGGTTGTCCTGGGTCAGGAACACCGACGTGGGGAAGCCGATGGTCTCGGCCGGGATGCCGCCCTGGAACACCGCCTGGCCGCGTTCGTCCATCGTATAGGCCCGCTTGGTCATCTCGATGCAGATCGACTTGAACGTGTTGAACGCATCGGAGGACTCTGCGTATCCGTGGGTGTAGGTCACGGTCGCTCCTCGATCCCACGCCGTACCCGGCGCCGCCAGCGTGCCCGAGCGGATACCTCGTGGCACGATGTAGAACGCCGTCGTGGCGACGCCGTCGACCAAGACCTGAGATACCGCCGTCACCGGGCGCTCGGGCAGCGTCAGCAACGAGGAGGCGGTCGGGTAGGCCACGAACACGTCACCGGTCACCAGGGACAACGTCTGGCTGCAATGTGCCCGGATGATCGAGGATGCCGTCTGCACCAACGACTGGAGACGTCCGAGATCGTCGGGCATCGGTAGCCCGCTCCACTCGCAGACCTCGGTAGCGGTGGCGAACGGTCCGGCCATCTACTGGTTAGTCAACTGGCGCATCGTGACGGTGCCCGACACAACGGTGTTACCTACCCCTGGAGCGGTCGGAGCGCCGGCGGCGAAGGTCCCGGTCGACTCCACCTTGTAGACGATCCGCGTGGCGGGGATGTCGATGTACTCGTTCAGGACTGCCGCCACGGCGCCGGGGAAGTCCCGAGCGATCAACGCTCGCCCAGTGGTATCGACGGTCGAGGTCGTGGCTCGTCCCAGCCAGTCCTTCGAATCCGACGCCGGGGTCACCAGCCGGCGGAGCAGGAAGTCCCGTCGTAGTGTTGAAGTTGCCATCAGCCCTCCTTCTTCGCGGTCGCCTTCTTGGATGCAGGCTTCGGCTTGGGCTCCTCGAGCCCACCGATGAATCCCCTGACCGTCTCGGCGTCCTCGGCTTCGCCTTCGGCCTCGAGCACTGCCAGGAGACGGTCGAGTCCTTCGCGTAGTGCTGCGTTCGCCATCTGACCTCCTTCGGGGATGGAAGGGGTCCGAAGACCCCCTCCGAGCCCCCTGGTCTTACGTCGCGGTCAGCTCGATGATGCCGGTGTCCTGGAGACGCATCGGAGTGAAGTACCCCGCGTACGCGATCTGGACGCCGAGCACCGAGGGCTCCGTGACCTGAAGCGTCCCGACCCGCTGCTCGAATACGTCGATCGCAGCGGTGGAGAACAGGAACGCCTTGCCCGAGGCCAAACCCGCGCTCATGTACGTCGGGATGCCGGCCACGGCACCGACGAGACCGGACGAGTAGTCACCTGCGGACAGGCCGTCACCCGTCTGGGCCACGCTGACGATCGGCGTGAATAGCGGACCGAACACCTCGAGGCGGTCCGGCGCCAGGGCCAGAACGACTCGACCCTGACCTGCCGTGCCGATGTAGATGTCGCCTGCCGCCGCCCACAGCGCCGCCCGGATCGTGGCCGCGGTTGGGGAGGCACCGTAGCCCACAGCCGTAGCCGTGGAACCATCGAGCGCCGTTCCCACCGCGGTCTCGGTCTGGATCGCGTACCGAGACGCCAGGTCCCGGATGATGATGTCCAGGATCTGGGGAGACGAGAAGTCGATGTCCTGCCGGGAGACGTTGACGTACCCGCCGTAGGTCACGGCGGTTCCCGTGACACGGGTGATCGTCATCTTCTGGCTGACCAGCTCGGCCTTCTCATCCGATGCCCCACCTGCCGATCCCTGGACCGCCACCGAGGTCCCCTGCGTCACCTTGGGACGGTGGAACGTCGAGGACGGGAGTGGTTGTGGACCGATCACGGTCGTCAGCGGACGTGCGGCGTCCACATAGGACACCACCTCGCCGACGATCGGGTCGGGGACCACGCCGAGGTTGTCCGAGGTCTTCTGGTGCGCTGCGGCGCGGTAGAAGACATCCAGACGCTCGGTGGCCTCCCGGTCGCCCATCGCCGACTTGTAGGAATCCAGCGCCCATGCGCCAGCGGAGCGGTACTCGACCTCGTCCGAACCGATCGAGCGAGCCGTGAGCAGTGCCTTGTCGAGCTGACGCATCCGGTTCGCCACCGTAGCGGCGGCTTCGGCGGTCGACTCGAGCGTGGCCAGCTGCTCCTTGATCTCGCCCATCCGGTCACGCAGTCCGTGTAGCGTCTCGGTCTCCGTCTCGTTCAGGTCGCGACTACCGTCCTGAGCGCCCGAGATGATCCCCTGTACGGCGGCGCTGCGCTCCTCGAGTTCGGTCTGAAGACGCCGGATCATGGCGTCGTTCGCCTGTGGTGCCATTGCTTCCTCCTTCGTTCGTGTGGATAGGACGCCGCCCGCTCGGCGGTCAGGACTTACGCGATTCGACCTGAGAACGCGCCCATTCGACTATGGGGTCGTTCATCGCCTCGTCCAGTGCTGGTGTATGGAGGCGCTCACCGTCTCCCGTGGTTCCCGATCCCTCACGGACCGCCAGCACCTGTGCTCCTGCGTATGCCGGACTCTCCACCATCGCCAGATGGTCGAGGAAGGCCCGCACGACCCTCCTCATACGCGTCCGGTTGTTCGTCTGCACGTCCGAGGGCTTCTTGACCCTGAAGCCCACCGACGCCGAGATCATGTCCTCCTCCGCGAGCGAGAGTGTCTCGTCGCCTCGTGGGGTGTTCGCCACCTTGACCCGAGCATGGAGGCCGTCGGGCTCATTCGTGAACTGGACGACCTTGCCGATCGTGTCACCGACGTGGTGCTCGCGGTTCACCCGGACCCTGCCGGCGTGCTCCTCGATGCCGTCGAAGGCGCCGCGGGTGAAGACCTCCCGCCAGACCTCCCCGCGCCACATCACCTCGGCTTCCTGCTCCCACGGCACGGCGATGAGATCGATGAGGCGCTGTCGGGAGTCGACGCCGGTGATGTTCGCCGCTCGCAGCTCGACGCCGTAGTCCTGGCTGCGCTCGCTGGCGTAGAGCGCTCGCATCTGAGCCTGCGCCTTCTCCCTGGAGTCGTGGCAGCCTTCGTTCTCACCGTCTGAGTCCTTGATCACGCAGAACTTCTCGTCACGCTTCTCGATGTGCCACGGCATCTATTGCTCGCCTCCCGTGATCGCGGTCATGGCGGCCTCCGCCGTCTGGTCGTCCTCAGCCTGGAACCGCTCGTACCGAGCGACCTGCTCGGGGGTGACGGCACCCATCGCCACGAACTTCTCCCAGGCGCCGGCGCGAGCGTCGAAGGACGGGCGGGAGTATTCGTCGCGGTTGAGCTCGACGGCCTGTCCTCGGGGAAGTGCCCAGTAGGACAGCGCCGACATGACGTAGCGTGCCGCCGTCCCCAGGTACGAGCGGTCGTGGAAGTCGAACAGGGACGAGACGTTGGAGTAGGTCATCGAATCCCCACCGGAGGGCAGCCCCACCAGGAACGGCGGAACTCCCAGCAGGACGGAGATGCGGGATTCGTTGAACTGAGACAGCTCGTGCATCGCCATGTCTTTGGGTGAGGTCGCATTGTGATCCACGAGCTTGGTCCCGCCGTCGAACACCGCCGGCGCCGTGGGGGCCTGGACCCGAGATGCCAGGAACTGCGAGATCAGGTCTTGGGCTTCACCGTCGTCCAGGGACTTCTCCGTCTCGATTGTCTGCGAGACGATGCCGCCTGTGGCGGCGGCCTCTCGGACGTAGCGGTTCATAATCCCGGCGGTGAGCATCCGCCCACCAGCCACGGAGAGCGGGCCGACGCCATGTGCACCGTCGGTCGTGGATTTGTAGCGGATGTGCAGGATCAGGTTGGTGACGTCCGGGCCGGTGATGTCTCCGAGACGGTAGCGGCGTTCTCCGTTCTCGATCTCGACATGGAACGCCCACGGCGGGACGACCCGGAAGTGGCGTGGGAATCCGGTCCCGAACGAATCGACGAGCATGATGAACGCCTCGCCCATCTGGTAATCCCAGAACAGTTGCTTGGCGAACTCGTGCCACGAGGTGTAGATGCGCGGGTCGGGGTTGATCATCCAGGACAGCGGGTCGACGACCTTTCCGCCGGATGTCCGGTAGACCGGCATCGTCGCCAGCACCGAGGCGTTTAGGTCCAGACACCGCCACGCCACATCCACCAGCTCGTTGAACCGAGAGTTCATGTCCCAGTTCGGTGTCGACCACTCCGCCGGCCACCCCGCCCACGGCGAAGGGTGGAATGTCGGCAGCGACCGACCCACGACATCCGACGGCTCAAGCTCGAACCCATGCGCGTCCCCGTCCGCCGTGCCCGCACCGACGCTCGCCGGCGGGTTGGCGTTGGGGATGTCGCCCGCGTGGTTGACTCCTCCGCTCAGCCAGTCCCAGAAGCCCAACTAACCTCCCTGGTAGACGTGGATACGAGGCGGCTTCTCGTTCGCGTGAAGGCTCGCCTGATTGACCGCCATGATGAGCGCGATGAAAGCGTTATTTCCCGCCGGGACGAAGTAGGACGCCGTCGCTGATTCCTTGACCTGGGCGCCGAGAACCTGAGCCCGGAGTTCGGGGTCGCCGTCGTGGATGACCTTGCCCGAGTTGACCTGCCCGATGAACGTCGCCGTTGCCTCGGTGAGGGCGATCGGGGACTGGATGAGCTTGGTGAACGGCAACCCCGACCCCTCGAGGACGTACTCCCCGCCCGAGCCGAACTGCCGCGTGTCGATGAAGATGTCCCGAACCTTGTAGGTCTCGGTGAGTCTGTGCAGCGCCGGCACGACTTCCGTCCAGACGTGTGAACACTTCTGGATCCCCACCGCCGCCGTCCCGTCGGATCGCAGCGAGCACACGCCGATGCCGGTTCCGTCCTCCTGGGTGGTGCGGATCGCCACCCAGACGCCATCTCCCGCTCGCAGGGTGCCGATGTCCGCACGCAGCGGGTCCCACTGCTCCGGCGAGATCGCGGCTCCCAGACCGGCCGGGATGCCGAGGTTGAAACGGCGCCAGTGAGACGGGATCATCGACGGGGACTCGTACTTCTCCCGAAGCAGCGCGATCGTGATGGCCCGCAGCGGATTCGCCCGCTTCGCGTCTGACATCCGGTCAGGGGACCCACCTTCGGGCAACTGGTACTCGTGGAGCACGGTCTGATCGGCCACGGCGCGGGTATGCCCGCCCCTGGTCCTGATTTCGGTGGCCCTCTCCCTGATCGCGGCGCGGACCTGCTCGAACTCCCCATCCGGTTCGCCGGCGGTCGAGATAGCCACGATCTGCCCGCCGGTCTTGTCCACCTTGCCTCGCCAGGTCCGATAAAGCCGCAGGTCACGGTGCCTATGGAGCTCGTCCAGGATCGCCAGGGTGGGGCGTGCGCCGTCCCCGGTCCGGTCGTCGGCGGCGAACACCTGGATCCGTGAACCGCCCTCGTCGTAACGGATCCGACGGTAGCCCTCCTGGGCCTTGAACTGCCGCAGCTGTGAGCGGGCGATGAAGCCGTCGGCGGCTAGGAACAGCCACGCCGCCTGGTCCCGGCTCGAGGCAGCCACCGTGACCATCGCCGAGGGGGAGAACTCGGCGTGGTAGAGGGCGAGGCCGGCCATGAAGGTCGTCTTCGCGTTGCCCTCCGGGATCACCAGCCAGCACTCCCGGAATCCGGCGAACACGTCCTTCAAGAACGCCGCCTGGAACGGCTCGAGGATCCAGGGCTGGCCGTTGTCCAGCTCGAGGCCGCGAGCCCAGGCCCGGAAGTGGGCCACGGTGAACGGCTTTGTACCAAGGGTTGTACGGCGCGTTGTACCACGCTGTGTACCACGGGAGATTTTCTCGCCACTCCCGGCGCT